CTTGCTCACGAAGTTTCATTCTTTCGTCAGAATAACGCCAATCTTCATTCATTTAAACTGCCCCATACCAGTACCAGAGTTCCAACCACCAGGACCAGATTGGAAGTTTTCGGAACCTCCAACACTCTCCTGCCAAGACCCAAAAAACTTGGAAGCACGTGCATACATCTGTTGATGAATATCTTGTGCTTCCTTTTTAGGTTGTGCTGCCTCAATAAACCTTTGCTCCTCAATTTTTTGAGCAACATGCTTTTCGTAAGCAATAACTTTTTCGGTTTTTACTGGTTCAGAAAACCAAGAATCAGTAGGAGTAGTGATAGGGGCAACCACTCCCGTATAAGACGCCTGTTTCTTCTCAACTTTCTTAGGAGTTTCTTCAATGAATTCACTTCTAGGAATAAAAACTTTTTTGATTTGATTAATTACCTTTTTGATCATGACCACACAAGTCGTTTAGTATAGTTATAAGCATACTGTTGCCGATATCCTTTGATGCCCCATCCTAACCAATAGTAGGCACCAACCATATACTGATCAACAGTAAATCCATATCCCTCAAACTCTGGAAGAATTTTTTGGAACTGGGATTCATTTATCATATAACGAGTCTGCCCTTCAATACTGCTAGGATTGCAACCAAATTTCTTACAGAAGTTTCCCAGACCATCATATCGTTTCTGAGTAGTCCACTGAATCAAACCATACCCACCACGATAGCACTTCTCATAAGGAACGATGGCACCACCTTCACACACATTAGGACGGAAACCAGACTCTGACTTGATATTGCCCATAATCGTTGCAAGGGCATTACGATCTCTAATTTTTGTATTCTCTTGGAGTTGTGCCAGGACATACTTTTCGTTGCCATTGCATCCAGGACACTTCCAAGTCTTCTCTACAACTTCAATCTCAACAACAGGAGGATTAGCAATCTCAGTGATTGCAGGATACGCACAAGCAGCACTTGCTGTGAGAAGGGTTGTAGCAGCAATAGTCTTAAACATTAAATCGATTGAACTCGGCATCCGCTTAGAGAAAATTTCTCTGTCGGCTCAAGTCTATGTAGTTTAGCACTAAACCTGCACCGTGTCAAACCTGTCGGGGAGTGCTGACCCAAACTCTGGGAAATAAGTCCTAAACAGTTGACTTGCTTCAATATGCTGACCATCCTCAGCCAACTTTTCACATTCTTTAAGTATTCGTTTCTTAAAACTGTCTGATGCTCCGTTAGTCATCTGCGTCTCCTAAGTATTCTAGTGAATAGATTTCATGGTCTTCGATTTTTGGATCTAACCACTCACTGAATTCTGCCTTAATGGCATGTGCATCTTCTATGGTGTCTACAACGTCATAAGTAGGAATATCACAAAGAGTATGTATACGATCTATTGCCCAGTCATGTGTCGCTTTCAGGGTATCTTCCAAAGTTACCATAATCTTTTCGCATGTAGCGTCCAAGGATGTTGCTATTGTAGTACGCTGGACTGCCGTCGTCAAGTGCCTCAGATAAGACATTATTTAAGAATAACTGCTTAGTTTCCTCAAAATTACAATTACCCTTTGTGGTGTGGAGACTTATGATTTCTCTATTGAAAGTCTCTTTACCGTATTTTTTTAAATCCTCTTTTAATTCTGGGCAAGAACCGTAATACTTCTTCCAATCCGATTCTTGTTTTACTTTTCTTTTTTTACCTGGCGGTTTTCTGAACGACCAAAAATACTTTCTACCAATGTAGCGTCGTGAGTTGGACTTATTGGTAATGAGATAAACAAACCCGAAGTAATCCCCAATATCAATACTATCAAAAGGTTTGTTATCAAATGTCCATGGATTCTCATAACTTACACTAGTATTTATCTCAAAGCTCATCTTATAGATCTCAATGAGCTATTATTTATCTTTAACGGGGACAAACCTAGTCTACTGATTATTTAAGGTTGTGTCAAGCCCTTGATAAATATTCAATAAAGGATTATACTGTTAATGGCTTCTCCTTATGTAAAAAACTTAGTTATCAATGGGGGTGTTGATTTCGTACAAACATTAACATTCTCTAATGATACAGGTCCCACAGATTTTACTGACTATACAATTGAATCACATTTGAGAAAAACAGCAGCATCTACAACATATAAAGCATTTACAATAACTTCACCAAACCCAACAATTGGTGAGATAAAGATGACAATGGATGCATCAGATACAGCATCATTGACACCTGGCAGATATGTTTATGATATTCTTTTTAATGATACACTAAACTCGAAGAAATCTGTTTTACTGGAAGGAACTGTGCTTGTGAGAGCAGGAATATCTACAGGTTGTTTCTAATGGCACTATTTACAACTAACTTAATTATCAATACTGGAACAGATTTTGAACAAACATTTACACTAGAAGATAATGATACTGGTGGAAGACTTGATTTAACAACTTATTCAGTTTGTTCAAAATTAAAAAAGAATCCTGGATCATTGAACGCAACAGATTTTTCAATCACTGTTGCAAATCCATCAAGTGGAGAAGTAAAAATCTCCCTAGCATCTACGATAACAAGTACCATTTCTGCTGGGAGATATTACTATGACATTGTTGTCGATAACGGAACAAGGTCAGAAAGAATTATAGAAGGAACTGCTTTAGTTAAACTATCAGTTACCAGACCTTGATTCTGAAACAATTTCATAGACAGACTTATCGTCCATACCTAACATGATGTTATTTGCTTCGGCAACAGTTTCTGCTTGTCCAGTTTCGAAGAGATAGTCTAAGACATAATCATATGCTTCTTTCTTGGTTTCTTTTTGCTTTACGTTTGGATTATTAGTCAAACTCTGATGACCTTTTCCAAGTTCTGAAACCTTAGGAAGACCCTTTCCATACTTTTCATTCTCAGTATCTTGTGCAACCTTTGGTTTTGGCATATTTGATCTCATGCCCTTCATCAAAGGATTGTCAGTTTCGGAGGTTCCACGAATACGCTCTTTCTCTCTAGCGGCAGCGGCAAGTTTTGGATTTGCTTTTGCCCATTGTTGCATAGGAGTCAGTTTCTTATCACCACCTCCAGTAGTTGTACTGGATCCAGAATCACTACCAGAATCACTACCAGAACTACTATCAGAACTACTATCAGAACTACCAGATCCTTTAGTGAGGTCAGAGATACCTTTAAGTGCTAATGCAGCACCACCTGTAACTAGAGCAGCTTTTCCTACTTTATTAACAGTAGGATTTTTTAAAACTGTAGAAACTTTTTTCTTTACCGTACTGAGAACGGTTGGTTTAGGTTTTGGTCCTTGAACAGGAGGTTTTACTGGTCCTTGAACAGGAGGTCTTCCGAAAAATCCTCTAACTCCCTTCGATCCTCTAAATTTATTGATAACCCTCGCACCAAAATTCAAAAGAGATCCAAAAATTCTTCTTTCAAAAAGAAGTTCAAGTTGCTCTTCAATATACTCTTCTGATATTGAGTCCTCAACTATATTGCTATTTTCAATTCTATCAACAATCTCCTCATAAGATTCAACCTTCTCAATAAAGTTGATAATTGCTTTATGAGAATAACCCTCAGAAAGCATACATGAAATAAGATTCGTAATTACTTCAGTTGCAAATTCAAGTTCTTCTTCAGTAAAATCTTCATCAATATTCTGATAGATTGACTCAATATCTTCGTACAATTTATTGGACATCGTTAAGGTAAGTATTTAAAAATATTTATAAATTACTTACCACTCAATGCCTTTCTGTATTGAGCATCATTTGCTTGTGCCTGCTTGAGTTTAGCGGCATTTGCTGCAGCATCTCTCTTAGCAGCACCCTTTGGATCAATCCATCTCTTAAGTCTTCCAAGGACACCATCATTGGTTCCAGCTGCTTGTCCTCTCTTATAGACTGCCTTACCATCTTTATATGCAAGGTATCCAACTTCCTTCTTACCCGTGGTTGGATCAGTGACTACAGAAGTATTTGCAAGTTTAACTGTTCTACCGCCAGTAGTAATGGTGTTTTTCTTGGTGTCAAATTTTGTCTCTCCACCAACACCAACAATTTTTTTACCGTACTGACGCTGACGATTCATTACAGCAGCTGCTTTTCTTTCTTTAGCATTCTTTCCAGCAATGGCATCAAATGCCTTGTCTGCCGCTACAGCGCCACCATAACCGCCTGCAATGCTTCCCACAGGTCCTGCGACAGAACCTGCTGTGGCACCCAGAGCGCCTCCTGCAGCGACTGTTGCCGCCTTTGCAGCAGAACGCAACCACCCAGACCCCTTTTGTCTCTCTGCTGCAACAGACAATGCAGCTTCAACCCCAGGGAGAACTCTTCCACCAACTTTTTTTGCAATGGGAATTGTTGACTTATATGAGGATTTTGCTACCTTAACAAGTTGTTTAGAAAGATCTTTTTTAGGTATTCTAGGTTTGTTTCCAGAAGCAACAGTATCTTGAATACCTTTAGATGTTGGTTTGTAGGTGCTACTACCAGAAGATGTTTTTCTAAATTTATCTTGTTTTTTGGATACTTCAGATTGACTTACCGTTTCAGGTTTTGGAGATTCGGGTTTAGGTCTACTAGACTCACCTGGTTTGGAAGTAGTTTTACCAGGAGACTTATCAAATGCTCGTTTTATTTGGTCAATTTGCAATTTTGGAGCATTTGTTTCAATTCCATCAACAGTTCTCCTGGGATTAGGATTAGATCCAGGTGAATTATTAACAGTTATAATTCTTTTTGATTTGGGATTTTTAGCACCCTGTGATGGATTCGATGTTTTTTTCCCAGACTCCCGAACATTATCTTCATAGCCTTGTGTTGCGCCAGGATTTTGTGCCCTCATTTCATCATCAGTCAGAACTGGAATTTTTTCAAGTTTTGCTTTTTGTTTTTCAAGTTCTGATTGTAAATATTCTTTTCTTCCTTGCTGCTCTTTAATAAAATTCTTAAACGTCTTCATTATCCCTAGGACTTTTTAGGTATTTATAAAAAAAGGAGGTCGTTAGACCTCCTTGAAGAATCAATATCCAGACTTCTTCTTTTTCTTCTTGGAGTGTCCACCACCACAGGAGGACTCAATGATTTCGTTTCTCCACTCTTCACTCATGTTAGACATGATAGCGAGAGCTGCCTCTTCAGTTTCAGCATAACCTTCATCAAGCAGATGACCCTTGACGATATCAAAGAGGTCTGCAGAGTTGGTTTGCGTATATTGGCGAGCACCCTTATTCAGGTCGGAAACTGAATTGGATGCTGCTTGAACATCGGAACCAAGAGGAATTTTACCATTAATCTTCTTACCTTGCTGTCTCATTTGAGAAGCAGTTCTCATAGCACGAAGGTCTGCTAAATCTTGTGAGATTGAGCGGACTGGTTTTGCGGGAGTAGCAGCAGGTGCTGGCTTAGCGGCAGGAGTAGCAGCAGGTGCTGGCTTAGCGGCAGGAGTAGCAGCAGGTGCTGGCTTAGCGGCAGGAGTAGCAGCAGGTGCTGGCTTAGCAGCAGGTGTTGCAGCAGCAGGTTCAGTTCTACGAGTAGCAGCAGGATTAGAAGCGGGAGTAGATGATGATCTATCGATGCGTGTGGTAGGTTGACTGGTGCGTTCAGGATCACCAGGTTGACGAAGTGTTTGATTTCCCTGACCACGACTCTGTTGGACTCTATCTCTAGCACCCTGCAGTCTTCTCTGGAGGAAACCTAAGATACCACCTCTATTAGCAAATGATTGGAATGCTTGTCCCTGAGCATCACGTCTTGCAGCACCATCCTGCTTTGCTCTGTCCATCAATCCACCCTGAATTGCCTCTGCAAGTTCTTCAATGGTGTATTGTGAGAAATCAAATTCTTCTTCAATTTTTTCTTGCAACCACTCTTCACAAAGAGATTCAATTTCTGAAAAATCTTCTTCTGTTGTTTTATAAACGGAAGCATATGCATTATACAAATCTTGTGCACCAGATGCCGAAATCCTACCCATTGTTCTATAAATTTTAGTACTATTAAAAATATTTATATGTTAAAATAATTTTGCAAGAAGAGGAACCAATTCCCCTCTCTTATGATAGTCTTTAATCCAACCATTCATATTAAACACATGTATATTACCTTTATCTTTTACATTTAACCTATCAACATGTGACGGCGCATGGGATCCATGACCCATAGGGTCTCTATAAAGATGATATTGAGTTTTATCATTTAAAAAAGGTAAAACATCATTATACTTTTTATCAATATATTTTTCAGAAATAGTTGTATCGATAATAGACTGCTGCACAAAAGTTATAACTTGATTAACTTCAAGTATCGAACCAAATAAACTTGCAGCATATCCACCAGATGATACACCAATAAAAGTTACATGTTTATATGGTTGAATTTTATTCTTAAGATAAGTTATAAAACTTTCTATATCATTCGATATTTCACCAACACCTTCTTGATAATACGATTGTTTTTTATCAATATAAAACAATGAGTTCAAATAATTAAAATTTGAATTGATGATATTTTGAAATTCAAATGGCGGAATACCACTCATTCCTTGAAATATTCCGCCAAATGATACTACAAGTTTATCACTTTCAATATTAGATGGTAAAAAAAGTTCAGATTCCATACACTTATCTAGTCTGGTATATCCCCATATGCTTCATAGCAATTGGAATCTTCAAATATATAAGAATCAGACTTTGCTGCTTCTCGGTATACTTCCAAAGATTCTTCAGGGGTTATACAATTACAATTACAGTTTCCTTTACAGTTGGAACCCTGTGAAAGAGTTTTCTGTAACGTCTTGTTTGATTCCTCCGACGATGTAAGATTCGACTTCGGTTTCCTGGGGTGCCACTTGAAGACCTTTAGAAGAGATCCAATGCTCTGTCCAAGGAAGTGGGTTATTCTTTGCTGGTATGTCATAGAGCGGTTTGAGTCCAATTGCTTTCATTCTACGGTTGGCAATCCATTCAACATACTGTTGCAACAGTTTGTCATTCAGACCAATCATAGATCCATCCTTGAACAGATACTCTGCCCAATACTTTTCTTGATTGACTGCATTCTCAAACGCCTTGTACAACCATTGCTCTTCTTCTTTAGCAATCTGCTTCATCTCTGGATCATCACCATTCATCCAATTCTTAAGGATGTTTTGTGTGATAACCAAGTGCTGATTCTCATCTCTTGCAATTAGTGAGATGATTTTTGCACTTCCTTCCATAAGCTTGAGTTCGCCAAAAGCAAAACTGCAAGCAAAGGATACGTAAAAGCGAATACCTTCAAGAATATTAACGTTTGCAACTGCTCGATAGAGTTTGCGCTTGAGTTCATACCTTGCCTCTTTTGCGTAGGGGACTTGCTCTAATGCGTGCAACCACTCAGCAGAATTATCATACTGATGTGCTGAATTAATGAAGTCGTTATACGCTTGTGTAACGGTCACCGCACGCTCCATAATCCGATCCTCTTTGAGGATGGTATCAAAAACCTCAGATGGGTCTGAATAAACGTTTTTGATAATATAGGTGTAGGAGCGTGAATGGATCATCTCCATAAATTCCCACACTTTCATACAAGCCTCCAGTTCAGGGAGGGAGCAGTATGGAGCAAA